CCCCCACCCCCCCAAAATCAGCAGACCAGATATATATATAGGGCATATATAGTGTAATGATTATGTAGGAAAAAGGGGGTATGCATGAAATACCTAGTGCTATAGTAGACTAGGGTAAACTCGCTGAAAAGGAAATTATTATGCACTCAGCAAGAGTATTGAATACAAACTTTAGGAATTTATTTCTAGGTTTCGAAGATGCGTTTAAGATGCTTGATCATTATTCAAGTAAATCAGAATACCCCCCCTATAATATAGAGAGGGTGTCAGATGACAAATATACACTAGAATTAGCTGTGGCAGGCTTTAAAAAAGAAGATATAGATATATCCATTGAGAAAAATACCCTCAAGATTGCAGGGGAGTCGGCAAAGAAAGATGCTGAATACATCCACAAGGGACTCGCAACAAGGAAGTTCTGTCGTGCTTTTCACTTGAACAAGTACATGGAAGTTGATAAAGCTGATATGGAAGACGGTATTCTCAAGATCAATCTAGTACGCAATGTACCAGAGGAAGAGAAGCCGAAACATATCAAGATAAACTAAAAAAAAAAATTAAATGCCACAAGTATCAAGCAATGTAGGGGATAAGGTCGCCAAACTCGAAATGCTTGTAAAGAAGTTAAAAGAAATAGAAGGTAGAGATAAAGCAAAGAATTCACTTCTTGGATATGCGAAGTATCAAATGGAAGAATATCTTTCACCCCCCCACATAAAGCTACTAGCAAGCAAGCTAGAGGCTGTCGAGAGAGGGGATATTAAGAGACTTGCTATATTCATGCCACCAAGACACGGCAAATCGATTCTGACATCAGAATTTTTCCCAGCTTGGTACTTGGGCAGAAACCCTAACAAATACATTATATGTTCAACATATGGACAAGAACTGGCAGATGACTTTGGTCGCAAAGTAAGAAACCAACTACAAGATCCACGTTATCAAGAAGTTTTTGAAGACGTAGGACTCGCAACAGATTCCTCAAGTATGAGGAGATTTAATACAACACAAGGTGGAGTTTACTATGCAGTCGGTGCCGGTAGTGCTATTACTGGTCGTGGTGCTCACCTCTTGCTCATCGATGATCCCATCAAGGGAAGAGAAGATGCAGACAGTGAAGCAATGCGGCGTAATCTTCTCGACTGGTATAGATCAACAGCATATACTCGTCTCATGCCCGGTGGAAGTGTTGTTCTAATACAGACACGATGGCACGAAGATGATTTGGCAGGTTGGGTACTAAAAGAAACACAACACGAAGGTTGGGAAGTAATAGAGTTTCCAGCAATACTAGATAAGAGAGCAGCTAAACTTTTAAAGAAAAAGGAAGGTGAGCCTCTGTGGGGAGAAGCCTACCCCCTCTCTCGATTAGAAGAGATAAAGAAAACATTAGGTTCTAGAGAATGGGCTTCACTTTACGCACAAAAACCTTCGGTTGAAGAAGGTAACATCATTAAAAGGTGGTGGTGGAAGAAGTGGGAAAGAGAAGATCCTCCTCAATGTGACTATATTCTGCAATCGTGGGATACAGCATACACAACAAATAAGAATTCAGACTATTCTGCATGTACAACGTGGGGAATATTTTCAGATGAAAACGGTGATTCTAATGCTATTCTATTAGGTTCGAAAAGAGATAGATGGGAATTTCCAGAATTAAAGAAAGTTGCTGTAGAATTATACAATGACTTTAGTCCAGATTTAATTATGATTGAGGCAAAGGCAAGTGGATTATCTCTTGTACAAGAGTTATCACGCATGGGTATACCAATAAACGCCTTTAATCCTAAGAAACAAGATAAGAAGTCTAGAGTTCATGCTATTACTCCCATATTGGAGTCTGGCAAGATATGGGCACCCGATAGAGATTGGGCTGAAGATGTCATATCACAGTGTTCATCGTTCCCCAATGCAAAGAATGATGACTTGGTTGACTCTACATCACAGGCTTTATTACGATTAAGGCAGGGATGGTTTGTTAATCATCATCAAGATTTTGTTCCAGAAGAAAAAATAGGAAGCAGAGGAAGTTATTGGTCATGGAAAAGGTAAATATATGGTAAATATACACGCAAATAATAAAACTAAGACTAAAACAAAAACTAAAACTGCAATAAAAAGATTTGGTGGTGGAGCAGATGTTATGCCTGCATCTCCAAAAAAGAAAAGTGCAGGAAAAAAATATTATAGCAATTTAAAAAATTATAAAGGAACTGCTTATGGTGTTAATCCGGATTCTAAATCTTATAGGCAAAAACTTGCTGATAAAAAAGAAAAAACTTTTAGAGCAGATACAAGAGATGCGGCTAAGTCTGGACAGACAATGAAACAATTAAAAACCTCTGGTAAGTTATCAAATTTAAAAGTAAATTTAAATAAAGCAAAAAAAACAATAGAACGAATAATCAGAGGAAGAAAATAAGTTGGAATCAGTAAAAAATAGAATTAAAACTCATGAAGGCTTTAGAAGTAAGGTCTACAAAGATACATTAAATAAGAGAACTGTTGGTTATGGGCATCTATGTGTTGAAGACTGGTGGGAAGACGATAAAGAATATACACAAGCAGAGTTAGAGAGAATCTTTGATAAGGATTTTGATAAAGCTGAAGATGGAATGAAAAGATTATGTGATGAGTTTAAATGCTCAGAAATAAAACAAGAAGCAAAAGATATAATAACAGAAATGGTTTTTCAACTTGGGGAAACCGGAGTAAAAAAATTTAAAAATATGTGGAAACACTTATCAAAACTGGAATATTCTTTAGCGAAAACAGAGATGCTCGATTCACGTTGGGCGAAACAAACGCCTAATAGGGCAAAAGAATTAAGTAACATTATGGGAGGAATAGTATAATGCCACAAGGAAAAGGAACTTACGGAAGTACAGTAGGAAGACCACCTAAAAAAATGATGGGTGGAGGAATGATGCGTAAAAAAATAAAAGGATATAAAAAAGGAGGATCTATTTCTCGTGGACAATATCCAATACAGACTACAAAGATTAAATTCAAAGGCGTATTTTAAAAGGATATTTTAAATGGCAAGACAAAGAAATGAACCAGTTGATCAAATTTCTGTAGAAGAAGTTGAGGTAATTATAGGCGATGATCCTATAGAAGAATCTCAACAATCAGAAAATTTAGCTGAAGACATTGATGAAGATGATTTAAAAGAAATTGCATCTGATCTTGTATCTGCTTATGAATCCGATTTACAAAGTCGTGGTGATTGGGAAGATACAATTAAAAAAGGAATGGATCTTCTAGGATTAAAACTAGAAGAAATAGACAATCCTTTTCCCGGTGCATGTTCTGCTCATCATCCATTAATGATTGAAGCGGCTGTTCAATTTCATGCTCAAGCATTAAAAGAATTATTCCCATCTAACGGCCCTGTTAAAACACAAATAGTAGGTGAAAAGACAAAAGAAAAAGAGTCTCAAGCTGAACGTGTTAAAGACTTTATGAATTATCAAATAACAGAGCAGATGGAAGAATACTTTGATGATTTAGATCAAATGTTATTCTATTTACCTATTGTAGGTAGTTGCTTTAAAAAAGTTTATTATGATTCAGAATTAGAAAGACCTGTAGCAAAGTTTATTCCTGTTACAGATTTTGTTGTATCAACGAATACAACTGATCTGAGAACAAGTGGAAGATACACTCATGTTATTCGTATGGAAGGCAATGAGTTAAAGAAAAGACAAGTCAATGGTTTCTATAAAGATATAGAACTCATGGAAGAAGACAGATCATCTGAATCTACTTCTATAACGGGAATTAATGAAAAAATACAATCTATCGAAGGTGTAAAGCCTAGTAATACTTATGCAAAAGATGCACGTTTTACTTTACTAGAAATGCATGTTGATTTAGAATTACCAGACAGCGATAAAGAATTTGCTTGCCCATACATTGTAACTATTTGTAAAGAAACAAATGATGTTTTATCTATACGACAAAACTTTAAAGAAGAAGATCCTAAATTTAAAAGATTACAATACTTTGTTCATTACAAATTTTTACCCGGTTTTAATTTTTATGGTTTAGGTTATGTTCATTTATTAGGTAACTTACAAAAAACAGCTACAACAATTTTACGTTCACTGGTTGATGCAGGACAATTTTCAAATTTACCGGGTGGATTTAAGGCTCGTGGAATGCGAGTTGATGGAGATCAACCTGTAGGCTTTGGTGAATTTAGAGATGTAGAAGGTTATGGAGATGATATTCGTAAATCTATTGTACCATTACCATTCAAAGAACCATCACAAGTTTTAACTGGATTACTTGGATCATTAACACAAGAAGGTAGAAGACTTGCCGCAATAACAGATTTACAAACAGGTGATATGAATTCAAATGCACCTGTAGGTACAACGATAGCTTTATTAGAACAAGGCATTAAAGTAATGTCGTCTATTCATAAAAGATTACATAAAGCACAAAGAGAAGAATTTAAAATACTAGCGAGAACAAATCACGATTTCCTTCCAAGTGATTACCCTTACTCTGTTGAAGGTGTTAGTCGTGAAATATTTAAACAAGATTTTGATGGAAAAATTGATGTACTCCCAGTATCTGATCCTAATATTTTTTCAACAGCACAAAGAGTTTTAATGGCACAAACACAAATACAAGCTGCATCACAAGCACCTCAAATACATGACTTACGAGAAGCGTATAGAAGATTATACAAAGCACTCGATGTAGAAAATGTAGATGATATGCTTATTCCAGAAATGGGAAGTAAACCGATGGATCCGGCTACAGAGAATTATACTATGATGTATCAGAAACCTGTTAAAGCATATGGATGGCAAGATCATGATGCACATATTTCTGTGCATGAATCATTTATGAGTGATCCTTCTGTTATTCCACAAGATCCAAGAATGCAACAAGCACTAGCTGGTTCACTACAGGCACATATACAAGAACACCAAGCACACAAATACAGAATGTCTATTATGGCTAATGCTAATATTGAATTACCAAATGCACCAGAATACGATAGATTTAATCCGGGCAAAGATAATGAATATGAATCAATGGATAGAGATATTGAAAATGCAGTTGCACAAGCACAAGCACAAGTTTCTGGACAAATTGCACAGGCTAATCAACAACAAGCACAACAACAGCAACAACAACAGCAACAACAAGATCCTCGATTCCAATTAGCACAACAAGACTTACAATTACGAGCACAAGAAAATCAACGCAAGGCTCAAGAAGGATCAGATAGAACACAACTTAAAGCAAAAGAAGTTCAACTTAAAGAAGAGCAAGCGGCTTCTAAAGCACAAATTGATGCTTCTAAATTGGCTCTTGATCGTGATAAGACTATGGCTGACATGGAAATTGACAGAGAAAAATTGCGTTCTAATGAAGAACGTGATATTGCTAGAGCAGAATATCAAAAAGAAATGGTAGATTCCAAATCTGATATTGAAAGAGCAAAAACAATTATAGAACGTGAGCAAAGAGAAAAAGATAGAAACTTTAATAAACAATCAAATAAAGATACAGAATGAAAGGTGTAAAACATTATACAAAAGATGGTAAAGAATGGACTGGTGCAACACATAAAATGCCAAATGGTCCTCTTATGACTCAAGATCCTCATAACAAAGATAGTGAGGAATTATTTCATAAAGAAGATTTAAAAGAACAAGGCTTCGACTCTAGATTTAAAGACGCAATGGGGGGTGCAGGATTTAGTGATGAAGAACAAGACGACATTATGTCTAGAGA